GAGAATGACGTGTAGCTAACGTATGACCAGGAGTTGTATGAGGTTCACCTACATACTTCTCTGAATTTTCAGGTACATGTGCTTTGCCCGCTTTCATGAAGTCTTGATATGTTAACACGTTTCTTGCTAACTTAGTATCTGGATTCTCTTCGTTAGCATCATACACACCGATCTTTTGTAAAGCTTCAGTAGCTTTGATATGTGCATCTTTATATGTCTTAAGTTGATTGATATCTGGATTGTCACCGATCTTACCGTGTAATTGTAAGTATGTATCAGTAGTCTTGATAGCATTGAGCATAGCCACAGGATCTTTAGAATCTATCGCTGCAAGCTTAAACGCTTCTACTAATTCAGTGTTAAGGTTCTTAGGTACATAGCCTTTATAGCTAAATACTTCTTCTTTAATCTTACCATATTCTTTGTCTAGATCTAAGCGTCTTTGTTGCACAGCTTTTTGATCTACGTCTTTATTACCTGATAGGTCTTGTAAAGTCTTGCTCTTTTCAGCATAATCTTTATGTGGATCTGCAGGGTTTAGTACTGATTCAGGCACACAGTTAGGGACTGTTCTGCTACCCTTTTTCTTGGTGCCAACTTGTTTATATCCAGACCAGCAAGCTTCTACTAACGTTACATCTTTTATCCATTTACGTGATAGGTCGCCAGTATTGTTTACCACTACTAGATAGTTTGAACCACGGTCCATGATCTCATATTGTTGTCCAGCAGACTCAACGATGTCACCTATATGATAGATCTGACCCTTAAAATACTTCTCTCTAAGTGCATCTACTGTAAACTTGACTTCTTCTTTGAGCAACTCAAGACCATGTACATGTCGCATCTCATTCATAAGCCTACGAGCATCCAGCTCTCTTAGTGTAGTAGGCATTGCTTTTTTGAATGCGATAAAATCGCCTTTTGTTACGTATGATTTAACCTTAGAATGATCTAGGTCATTGTTTGTAGTAACTACTTGCATTGACTCGTATAGCTTGGCTTTATCTTCCGAAGATACTACGATGACATCTTTATACTTACTCTTTAATCTAATGAGTTCAGAAGTTAGGTTTGACTCGTTCAATGGCTTAAAGTTCATAGCGCCAAACGCGAGCTTAAGGAAATGCAGCTTACGGTCAATAGGTAAGTTGTCTTTGTCTTCTGTAACGTAGATTATGTGGTCAGCATTATGGGATTCAACTAGCTTATCCACTAGTTTGAATGCCATCTCGTTGACCGAGGTAGGAGGGTTAAAGCTTCCGACTGTCATGATGACGGTCTTGGAAGGCAAACCCTTTATGAGTTGTCTATAGTTCTTCATTGTTATCCATCTATAAAAGTATTACTGTTACTATTATTTATACAGCGGAGAGTATCACTTTCGTAATATTTGCGACCCATCTTGAAGTTACCTCATCTCCTGCAAGATCATCGTTAGCTTGTACATCACCTATCTGGGTAACCAAGTCTTTGAACTCGTCACCATTTAAGATGCCATCGTTGTACTGTTCAGTGATATCATGTAACTGTTGGGCTAATGCGCCTTTGATACCTGGCTCTGTCATTGCTGCTCTTAGTTCGTTTAATACTGACATTTTAACGTCCTTTCCATGCTTTTTCGATCACTAGGATACGAGTCTTTTGTAGTTTTAAGGTGGCTTCACAGTATGCTTCTGATCCGTCCCTCGCCTTTTGAGTCGCGATGTATAGTTCTTCAATAGTCTTTGCTTGTGGATCTTGTCTAAACTCTGTATACATATTCAACCATCTCATGTCATCAACTGTAGACTGCCATCTTGGGAAGTCTTTTGTTGCTCCACAGGTTAATGTTTCAACCTTCTGCTTAATATCTATAAGTTTTGATGCTTCTGCTGGATCATGCGCTACTGGCATAATGAAGCTACAACCAGTTAAAAGTAATGCTGCTATTAATGTTAATCTTTTCATTTTTGACTCCCGTGTTGTACGTCTTGCATCAATTCTTTAGCGTGTGCATCTGATACATGATCAGGCACACCCTTCTTAAATTTGTCAAAGTTACCCTTAGCCGCATGTTCTCTTTGTTTAGTACCTGAAACACCACTAGAACCTTCAGAGTCTGGGTCTCTGCTACCTGCAGAATGGACAGTTATCTTTTTAAAGTTATAATGTCCATGTTTACCTTCTTTATTATTATACTTATGAAGTAAATCATGCATCTCTTTTTTACGATCAGAACCGACCACTACATGTAAATGTGTTACACCTTTCTTATGTAGGCCTGAAGCATGGTGTAAGATAGTTGGGTGTTCTGGTGATGATGACTTAAAGTTAGTCTGCGGTGAGAAACGTTGTAGGTGTTTAGTCTTCTGCGCTGGAGTCAATGGGTTCTTCTTTTTATCTTGACTATGAGATGTAACCACTGTATGACTTGCATCATGTTTACCTGCAACGTCATGCACCTTATCGATTACCTTCATATGACCTTTAGTTGGAGGGTTCATACGACCGAACGCTAACACATGGTGTTTAGCGCCAGCTTCTTCTGTGATATATTGTTTTAGACTTAGCAATTCCATTTCCTTAGCGCTAATGCTTTCCTTGTTGGTTTACCGTTTTCATCCTTCATAGGACCTTTAACTCCACCCATACGGGCGCAGAACGACTTACGTCTTCCTGCAGCTTTACTGCCAGGTTTTAGTTTAGACGGTTTAGTAGTAACAGCTGTTTGTAAGTTACTACCGGGATTTTCTCTGTTATATGCATCAACTCCCTTTTTAGTCAATCCACCTTCAGAAGATTTATGACCTTTAGCGTCGATCGCATACTCTAATAGATATTCTTTGAATGTTAACATTATTTTCGTACCTTTAAAAGATTTGCTTTACTAAACTCTGCCCTGTTAACCAACTTAGTTGGTTCATTTTCATGGTGTACTACGAAGCCTTCAGGAGCTGTAGGTGTAGCACCGATATGATGACTCAATGTACCTGGATGGGTATTAAGAGTAGTCACAAGACTATTCTTAGCCGCAGCCAAGTGTTGATGCATCTTCAATAGATTATCATAGTGTTCTTTATTTTTTTGGATATGATCTACTTCAACTTTAGTCTCTGAAGCTTTCTTATTTGCTGCAGCAGCCGTCTTAAGTTTGCTTTGAGCTGCTTCAGACTTATCAATGATGTGCTGTTGCAATCCACGAGTCGTAGGCTTCTCACTGTTCTTAACTGTCTTATTGATGTATGTAGCCATATGACCTCCTTCACCTTGATGAGGCTCTGTCAATGCATACATCTGTTTACTGTGTTTATCATGGATAGCTTTAGCTTTATCCATATGTTTCTTAAATTCTAATTGAGCAGCAGGAGAATAGTTAGTCACTGAAGTATCATGTTCTGCGCTCTTATTCCATACATCAGGATGTGCTTTAAACTTTTGTTCGATATGAGGACTAGCTTTCATGTTCTCAAGGTTTGAACCACGATATTGTTGGTGTACGACTACGCCAACCTTTGCTTTCTTAACGTTGTTAGCTTCTGTACCATGTGCTGAGTATGTGATGGTGTTTGGTGTGAATGATACTGAACCGTTAGGATTATGTATCACATCACCATGACTAAACATCATGTCACCTTGAAATACACCTTTCTTAGGTGATACCTTAGGTAAGTGTTCTAATGCAGATTTTAATTTTTCTACTAGGCCCGGAGCATGGCCATGATTACGATCAATGTCGTCTGCAGTGTAGTTAATCTTTGGGTTCTTATTGAATGCAGACTTAGAAGCTACGAAGAACTTACCAGTCTTTGGGTGATGGCCGAATACTATAGCTGGAGATCCATCATACTTCATGGTCATCTCAGCGCTCTTCTTGCCAGATTTTAAGTGTTCATGTGCTTGGCTTAAAGCACCAAAGGCATGTGCAAAACCTTTTTTACCATGAAGCAAAGGACGATCCTCTGGATGGTGGATATGCTTTAATTTGCCGTCATCTGCGGCTTCTGTTAAGAATTCTGTAAACTTAATCATTTTACTTGTCTCACTGACCCATCTATATGTGCATGCCAGGCAGTAAACTTAATGCCTGGGAAATGTCTCTCTAACTTGAGAAACTCCTTAAGGTTATTTATACTATCGTCGAAGAGCCTTACCTTATTAAACTTGTTTGTTTTTAAGTAATTATGGATGATGATAGCTTTTGATTGTGGAGCTGAGAGAGCTGATATTTTACCAGCTCTTTCTACCCTTACATCATCTATATTAAAATTATACTTACGGAAGGTATCTAAGAACTTCTTCTTATTATCTGAGTCAGGTCTTGCTGTGACTATGATTACTTTATTGTTTGGGTGTTTATGAGTATCAGCCAACAGTGCTTTGGCTTTGTTAAACATCTTTGTGATTGGCTTAGATTCTTTATTGAACTTCTCTGCATCTTCAAACTCTGAGAAGTCTGCAGACTCACCAGGACCTAATTTATAGTGGTTAAAGTCAGCGCTAGTAAGTTTCTTTATAGCCTTACCAGACTTACGGATGATGATCTGGGCAGTCGTATGGAATAGAGTATCATCTATGTCAAATATGGTTAGGTAACCTTCTTTTTGTTCTGTTATGTATTCTTTAAATTTAAGCATAAAATCTCTATATTCTTATTATACCATACATCTTAATTAAAGGTGTTACCAAATTGTAACACATTGTAACGAATTGTTACTGTAGTATGACGTACAGACAGCTCCCAGTAGTGATCTTTTTAGATGAGAAGTAACAATACTGCATGTTCTCCTTAAACTCTTTGGGACTCTTTGGAGCGATCATGAAGCTATATAGGTATGATATTAAATTAGCAAACCTTTTGCGGGTAAGTTCATTGCTACTATTAAATGCCCGTATAGCATCATTATAAGTTTCTAATGTATTTGAAATACGTTTATACTTTTCAAAGATCTGTTTAAGTTCAGCTTTTGCTTTTGCCATGTCTGCATCATTTACATTAACTCCGCTTCTAACTTCATATTTATATTTAGTCTTGATATGTGGAGCATATGTCTTAGCATCTACAGCACCGAGTTGATAACCAGCTCCAATAAATCTTCCTTCAAGAGATACGTTTAAAGTTGATGCTGATGCTTTAAATCCACATCTTACCGCAAATCCTGATTGTGTTTGAACGATGAAGTTAGCAAATGTATTTGATAGATCTACTTTTGAAAATGATAAGTCTATATCAAGCTTCATGTTCATCATTGAATCTGGATCTATGACATCAAATTTAGCACTAGGAGCAGTGACTTGTTTCAATGATATCGGTATGATATCTCCCTTTCTATAAGCTTTAGCTATCATCCCATTTAATTCATCCACAGTTTCAGCTTTATATAGTGGATCCATCTTAAACGTCTTCTTTATCATCCATACGTCAGCCGGATTCCAATTGTCATTGGACTTCTTCGTAAGCTTACGGGCTACTTCATATACTTTTGATGTAAGATTCTTACCTTGCCTCTCATAAGTAAAACCTTTACCTTTAACATTTCTTTTTAAAGCTGCTAACTGTTTAATAGCGCTTTGATAATACGTTGAATCATAGTACTTCTTTTGAGTACCTAAAAGTTGTATACATGCATCTTCAGTCAAAATCTTGTTTCTCTCAAAGTATTCTTTAAATATCTCCATACTGATGTTTTCTTTAACCTCAGTAAGGATTCCAGTATTACTCTTTGCGTTCTCGGAGAAATGATTAAATGATCCGTTGATGGACGATGCTGACCCTCTAACTATGATGATGCGACTCTTATCATCTTTGAGGTATATTAAATCTTTGCCTGGAGCTATGTCGATTGACTTAAATATCTTAAGTGATGCAGATGGTTTTACTAAAGAAAATACTGACTTTCCTGCAGAGTAACCCTCTTTAGCAAACTTAGATTTAGTAGACGAAGATAATTGATCAGCCGTTTTAAGGATGATCTTATGTCCTGCACCATACTTTGCATTTCCTACTAAGGTTGCCATTTTTATCCATCAATATATTAATATGTTATTTATATAACAAAAAGGGAGCCGAAGCTCCCTGTCTTAAAACTTAAATCCAGTAAACCCTTCGGCGTTGGCTCGCCGACCAAACTCAGACTTATCAAAGACTGGCTTATCATCTTGACCTGCATCTGCAATATTGGTCTGTGCCGATACCTCCACGTCAAAGAGCTTCATCTTAGATCTATCTACGCCAATGACAAACCTCTTATAGTAGGATGGGTCATTGTATCTATTTTTCAACTGCTTGACCATGATTTGTCCTAATGCTTCGAGATCCTCAGTGGATATCAAAGCTAACATCAAGTCAACAGTTGCAGGCAAACCAAAGGATTCGGATGTGTCCTCAAGACCTGGGTCGGAATTTGTAAAACCGGACCGAGTAGTCTGTGTGGCACTCACGATAGGTACATTATATTCTACTGCCAAACCCCTTAGTTCCTCTGCAATCGTCTTGACATAGGTATACGAATTAACGTTTGCCCCATATCGAAGTCTTTGTGAACTACATATATTTAGATAGTCGATATAGATGATGTCAGGTTGAAACTCTTGCTTAAGCTTAAGCTCTTCAAGTAATGCTCTAAAGTGACCAGCATGGGCACCGGCCGTAGGGTATTCCTTGATGATAAGCCTACCTTGAGATTTCTTCCTGACTTTATCTAAACGACTATCAAAGATGGGTTTATCGACCACCTTTAATTCATCCATGGATAGGTTCAATAGATTTGCATCGACACGTTCTGCGATACGTTCTTCTGCCATCTCCATGGTAATATATAACACGTTCTTGTTTGCTAGTAAGTTTGCAGCTGCACAATGACACATGAATAATGATTTACCTACACCTGTACCAGCAAGGATAACATTAAGTGTCTTGTTACTCAAACCACCTTTAGTGATCTTGTTCAACATGTCAAGGTCGAACGGGATCTTCTCTTCTACCCGATGATAGAACTCATACCGTTCATCAGAATCAGTAAGATAGGAATGCCCAACATGATTATCGAAACTAACGCCAAGAGCATCTGATAATAACGCTGGAATCGCATCATCTTGTCTTTCTTTATCTTTTCCTTCGATAATTCCGATCGAGTCAAGTATTGCATTAAACACCGCCTTCTTTTTACAAAATTTTTCTGTCTCTTCAACTAACCAATCAGCATTAGTGTCTTGATGCTTCATGTCTACTATGGTTTGTTGTTGTTCTTTTAAATCACCATCAGAGATGTCCTTACGATTTGCAATTTCAATAGCAAGGATCTCTGTCGTGATTGGTTTGTTATAAGTCTCAAAGAACTTATTGATCTCTTCGAAGATGATAGCTTCTTTACGTTCAGAGAAGTATCTCTTCTTTAAGAATGGTAATACTTTTCTACAGTACTCTTCATTGAATACTAAGTTATTTAAGATTGTATTTTCAATTCTCATCAACACCGCCTGAATAAACTAAATCGTTGTTCTTAACACCATCACTCAACATTTGCATGAGGGTGTCTCCAATATAAGTGTCAAACTCTTTCTTATCAGAGTCTGCGACTATACCTTGTATTATATCATAGTTGTATTTTAAAGTACAGTTATCTTGTTCTACGTTCTCTTCAAGCTTAACTCCACCTAATACGATCTTGATACCGGCATACTTACCTTCAATATATTCTATTGAATACTTGTCAGTACCATAAGGTTCAGTCTCATATTGGATCTTATGCAACAATTTCGTCGTCCTCAAGTGAAGCTAATGATTCATCGATGTCGATGTCTTCATCTTTGATGATGGCACCATGAGCGACTTGATACTTGTCTTTGACTGCATCTTGGAATGATTTATCCATGAGGATAGGCATCCAAAACTCTTTAGTGTCTGTATCTTTGATACGGAACTTCTCGCCGATCTCACCAGTCTCTTTGTTTACACGAGCAAACCAACCAACAGATGGCTTAGCCACATGACCAGTTTCCAAAGCAATATCAAGCAACCCACTCCACTTGCTAATACCACCATCAAAAGAAACAGTAATAGGTATCTTTGACTTTTCACGGACATATCTTGATTTCTCCACGTTAATGATAAAGTTCCAACCAGTTAACTCTGTACCATCCTTATCTTGTTGTCTACCAAGGATGTAGATGTTATCTGCTGAATAGTATGAGCCTGTACCACCACCAACTACTGGCTTAGAGTACATCTCCATAGTCATGTAAGTATGATTGACCACTACCATTGGGATATCTTTTAATGTAAGGTGTGGTGTAACCATTCTAAACAATGATTTGATTT